GCCCTTACCTCAGCATAGTTGCTACTAATGTAACTGTCTAAGGCTTTTTTCATACCACGTTTCAAAGTCCTTGGACCAAATTCTCCTCCTAACTGATGCACAAAAGCACTCCCTAGGCTGTCTACCTTCGTATTTCTCTTTAATCTTATAGAGCTTCATACAATTATACTTGGAGTACCTTTCAGCATCATCCATCTTAGCTATTGTATCTACTATCTCTATCTCAGTTTGTGTAAACATTCGTCTAGTATATAAGCAAGCAGTGCAGCCTGACAAGCTAAAATAAAATCAAAGGTAATAAAAATAGTAAGCCAAAAAGCCACACATTTAATACAGCTCAAAGCAGAGTGTATATGTATGGCTATTGGGTACCTGGTGTTATACTTGAATAAGTAGTTAAAAGTTGCTTGTAATGGTTCAAAAGTAACAAACCACCAAGCTAATGGTATAAGGGCTAGTAATATCATGGCCCAAATATAGTAATATTATTTAGAATGGCAAATCATCATCTGCATCATCTGGCATTAAAGGTATCTCTGTATGCACTGGCTTCACGTATGGCTCTTGAAATGTAGTACTAAAGTACTTTATACCTGTCTTACTTTCTTTAAGCCATAGAGCTACCTCCATATCTTTACCATTTACATTTACCTTACCTTTGTAGTCAGGATGAGTTTCGCTTGTCTTTTTGTCGTTCTTAAAGATAGCACCTGTGTTGTTCTTAGTTTCCATTGTTAATCATTGTTAAAAATTGTTAATAAATAAGCGATTGTGCACCACCACCCCCACACCACAGCAGGGGCTAGTAATATTGTTAGTAGGATTATCATAGGATCCTATCACTAGGCCATACTATCTCCTCACCACACACCTCTAGTGTGATAGCTTCAGCATACTCTAGGGCTTTCTTAGCCACATAGTTAGGGCTTATCCCTTGTTGGCTTAGCATTAGTGCTTCCATAGCCACTAGTATAGCCTTCTCCTTAAACTCTTCTCTTTGTATCATAATTGTTTTATTAGTTCGTTAAAATATTCTCTACATTGTTCTACTCTTAACTTAATTTGTTCTATCACCTCCTCATCTCTTTGTATTACAAAGGTCTTGACTCTTTTAGCATCAGGTATATGATTGAAGCTGTGCTGTTTTTGCACCTGGTCTCTAAGATCTAAACTCTCCTCCATTAGTCCTAACTTGTAGTGTGCACTCTTTACCTCCTGCTCAACTATGGCATGGGGTGTATTGGTTAGGCAGTAGCACAGTAGTGCCTCTTGTTTATTACATAAAAACATATACCCTTGCAGTTGGTAAAAATAGTCTTTGTTAGGGCATTCATCAGGTTTGTCAAACCAGGGGAAAGTAGATCCACTCCATGAATTTTTCACATCTAATAGCACCTGATCAGTAACTACATCAGGAGTACCTGTTAGCCAATCATTACTAAAGTGCTCTTCATTCTTGAAGATAAAGCCCTTATCTATCTGCTCCATTACAAAGCTGAGGCACATATCCTCGCACTCATTGCCCTTATCAGTATACTTACTAGTGAACTCTTTACGTATACCATAAACGTGTGCCAGGGCTAAGCCTTGAATATACGTTTTAGTTGTTTGTGATAGTACCTCCCCTTTAGTTTTAGAAGAGGTCATTATCTTACCTATTGCTGAGCATCTAATCTTCATATCATAGGTATTAAAAGCAGTGAATTAATCTGAGTATCATTCAAGTCAAAGCTCTCCTTTAATTTCTCTACAGTAAACTTACCATCAGCTATAGCCTTAACAGCCTCAGCAAATCTCTTAGCATCTATCTTAGGCTTAGCAGTTGTAGCTATGTGACCATCATCATCAGTTGCCTGAAGAGTGAGCAGAGCTTGGATGGTGTACCTACGAAAGTAGGAAATTTGACTCCCCTGCTGCTGTGCATTGAGGGTTAAGTCCATAGCCATACAGCTAGAGATAGAAAAACCTGTGTAGATGCATACTATCTGAGTGCATACACTACCACCATCTATAGGCTGTAATAAAAGTAGATCATGCTGTAATAAGATAGGCTCAACAGTCTCTAGGATACTATTGATATCTGCATAAGATTTCTTAAAGTGTGGGTTAGTAGCATTCTTATGTACTTTACCGATTAGTTGTTTTGCCTGGTGAAGGCGAACATAGAAGGGAGCAGGCTGCTGCTCAACCTCCTGAGGCTTTACAGCCTTAGTTGTTTTTGGTTCCATTGGTTAGTTTATTAATTGTTTACAAATATAGTAATTATTATTCTATTTTCACATTATTTTTAATTAATTATTGAGATTAGTACTTATATTTCATACTTTACGCAAAAATTATCATACCACTCAATAAAATCATCAAAGGTCTTAGAGATAATATAGATACCTCCTGCAGCTTCTATCATTAATTGGTATTGCTTTTGCACCACTGACTGCTTATCCTTACCTATCTTTACTTCTATCTTTACAGATCTCCCATAAATAGTAGCAGATATATCTGCAGATCCTGGAGTACCTGTGCCCTTAGTCCACTGCCCTGCAGTCTTAGTGCCATCAGTTCTATAGCTCTGCCTGAATACTCCCATTGTATTAATCCTCTCAGCTTGATGCTTAGAGTAGTTAAGAAAGTCAGTGATGCATCTAGTCAAGCCATTAGCTGTAGCATCTGAGTACTTAGTGAATGGTATGATGTGCCCTGGTGCTGATGGGTACCTGTAGCTCATGTACTTCTCTTCAAGCTCATGTAGTCTTTGTTTGTTTTGTTTGTTCATTTTTTTGTTTTAAGTGTTCTGCATATGTAAATTGTCTTTTTGGATCATACCAATGTTTTTTGAATACAGGCATCAATAAATCTAATTCTGTTTGTAACAAATTCAATTTGTTCTGTAAGCTGTTCAATAGTTCTGCTTGGTCTAACTCTGGCGTTAAAAGTTCGTATGTATTCTCTAGTTTTGTTATATGATAAACTAGCTTTTTGTATTGATATATTACCTGCTCTAATTCGTTTTCTAATCTCAATTTCGCAGCTTTCTTCCTCTCTAAAATATAACCATTCAGTTCTAATAGGTTGCTGATAATTATCTTTTTGTTTTCCATAAGTTAGTTCTATTGTTGGTATTTGATATTGATTAATTTTTTCTATATCCTTATCATCTTTAGCATGTGTTACATTCACTTCTACTATGCACATTATCTCACCATCACTATCTAAAAATAAACAATCAGGTCTCATAGAGTAATCAGGTATTTTTGCTTTAATATATCTAGCTGCCTCAGCTTCTAGTAATACTTTATCACATATAATTGTTAAATTATCTACTTGCACTGTTTTTTTCTCTTTTAAGTATTTTTGACAGTCTTTGTGAAAAATTATATTTACATCAATATCCTCACCTCTTTTAGTTTTGTAGTGCTTTCTATACTTATCACCATGTGCTACTATTATCTCATACTCTTTATCTTCATACCTAAAATAATATGTATTACCCTTAACAGCATCATCAATATGTATGCTATTACCATCTATATCCTCAGCGTATATCATAACTTAGTTATCTTGAACCATCTACCTACTGCACTTCTACCCTTGTCGAAGTGATACCCCTTAAACTTGCAGTACTCATTAACCATCTTAAGATACCTCTGAGCATTTAGATCATGCCACCCTCCTGTGTAAGTTTGGAAGTCTTGTATAGATACATTGTTATAGTGCAGCGTGTCCATTGTAATGTTACCCTCTATTGCATAGTCGTAAAACTCTTTGTTAGTAGAAGAGATAAATCTTTTGTCATTAGCATTAATAGCTACTGATTTAACAAGGCCCATTGATAAGAATTTCTGCAGGTTGTTTATCATATAGTTATCAAAGATTAACCAATCTACTAAGGTCCAGCTGTCAAATAACAACCTACCATACTCATCTAGTGGGTTTCGCTGAGCATTAAAGTACTGATTAAACTCTATTTCGTGCCTTCTCCTGTCATGGCTACCACCTGCACCACTTATCACATAGTTGGTAGTGATGACTATCTTAGGGCTCCTTTCAAATGGGATAAAGATCTCATCTTTATTTTTTCTGTTCACTGTAATCCCTTCTGAGATAAGTGAGAATAGCTGCTCAAAGTCAAAGTTCTTTTTAACATCATCAAAGGCTAAAATTTGACTATCTAAATTTACTCGCTGATAAACAAAATCAGACTTTTGAGGGTTGAATGCTTTACCATCTATCTTTACTATATTTCTAATCTTACCAATAGCAGTTAGCACTAAGCTCTTACCACTTCCCCCATTAGGATTATCATCTATTTCCTGATCATTAAAAATAATTGCTTTCTGATCTGTTTTATCTTTGTAGGTATGGAGTAAATAACCTAAGGTAGTCTCTAAGGCATTCACCCTCTGCTCATCATCTGCAGATACTTTGCTTACAAAGCTCTTAAAATCATTTTCAATAGTCTTAGTAGGTTTGTAATCTCTATCAATGATTTGCCTATCCCAAATGTACCCATCTATATCAATGTAGGGCACAATATCTATCTTATCTTTTGTAATCTTAACTACTCCATTTCTGTAAGGTATGAAGCTCACATCTTTAGTATCCTGCAGCATCATTAAACCGATAGGCTCTAGCATAGATAAGTGACCATCTGTAAAGAGGTAGGGTGATTTACTGCAGTAGTTCCAAACTTCCACTTGCTTCTGCTTCATAAGATAAGCTAAGACAAAATCTTTAACCTGGTCCACTGAGGATAGATTAACTTTATTTTCTATTACCCTAACAAATGTAGGTTTCTCTGATCGTTCAGGATAATACTTATTAAAGCCATACTTGTATAAGAAGTCACGATACTTCATAGGATCTACAGATACCCCTTTCTTATCACTAAAAGTCCAGAATACATCCTCACTATTAGCCACATCTTTTTTAACATCCTCTACCACATCAGGCTTAATATCTAATTGCTTTGATATATCACTAGGGGAGATGCCCTCTTTTAGTTTAGACTTTACTTTTATTATAGTTTCTTTATCCTCAAAGTACTTAGTGCCTTTATCACTTCTTTTGTAAGCAGATCCTACACAGGTATTAATTTCTATTTGTGTAAAGGTCTTATCACTGTACTGATGCAGGTATAGTTTAGCAGTATTTTCACTGATACCATACTCACAAAAGCAGGATGCTACCTTAAACACCCAATTATTTCTACCATTACCAATATCACCATGATTAAACTTCATTATATTATCAATGATATTACTTTCATTAGTCATTGGTAGCACTGGCACCTTATCAAAAGAGCTATGCCCTTTCTCCTCCTCAATAAGATTAAACACCTCAGCATCTAAATTGATATAGGCTGTAGGATCATAAGACTCAAAGCACACCCTACTAACATTACAGCTAGAAGTATCAAAGTAGTCACTATCTATGTACTCCTCAAAGGCCTTAAATCTTCTCTTATGTGTGAATTTGTCTGATGGTGGTATCTTAATCACGCACTTTAAGCCTTTGCCTGATGGTGATACAAATATCATAAAGACATTGATACAGGCCATTAGCCGAACTTTCTCAGCTTCCATTACCTCATCACTAGGATAATCATCAAAGTCTAAGATACAAAGCCCTGAGTGCTCAATAAGGCCATTATCATTCCTTTCATTAAACGTACCATTAAACATTATAGCTCTAAGGCTGTTTTTTAGGCTGCTGTAGGCAGGATTATCATCTTCCATAGCTCTAAGAGCAGTGATCTTATCAATAAGCTCAGGGTAGCCCTCTTTTATTCTATTGTAAACATCTACTACGTCTTGAGTGTAGGGAGTTTCTTTAGAATTGAATAAGGACTTGAATACAGATATCTTCATGGTTAGTTAGTTGGGGTGTAAATATAATCATTAATTCTATATGACAACACTATGACGCAAAATGACGCAAATTTTAAGCCCTTGTCATAGCTAATAAGTATACTGCTATTGACTATTAGAGCTTTATGACGCAAATGACGCAAAATAAAATAAAAAAAATTATTTAGAAAATGCAAAAAGTTACAGCAGACGCTAATAAGAGAAGTTGTCATAGCGTCATTAGTTAGTAGTAATTGCATCTGATCTGCTCTTTAAGTTTCTCTAATTTCTCAAGGCTAACACATTCTAACACCCTCTGCTTTAATGGTTTGTAGTATTGAGGTAGCACAAACTTCTCCCTTAATTCTAAGGTATGCATCATATAAGCACTGTCTTTGTACTTTGAGTAAGTGTCATGCTTAGCTATCCCATTTATGACAGTTGCGTGAGTTTGTTCAAACAGCCTACCAATCTGTGATAGTGTCATACCATCCCTTTTGAGTACTTTGTACAGGTAATACCTCTTGTAAAGTACATGCATATACCTGCTTTTTTGTTTTAGATCGTGCTTATCTATGATAGCCTGTACCTCTTCTAGTCTGGTCATGATAATAGTTTAGGGTTTACACTCTTAAAGAGCTCACTTTGACTGTCTACCAATCCCACTGCATTGATATAATCTATCTCTACCTTTGCACTGGCTATGATAGTAGCACTCAGCTGAGCTATTGCTTTTGCCTTTTCTACTTCCTGCTGTACTTTCTCATTACTCATGTCCTCATCAGCTAATCTTTCAAGTGCCATAAAGATGTGATCACGTAGATCACTTAGTTTGTTGTTTGCCATTTGTTTTACGTTTTAGTTTACATGTTAGTTTCATTACTTCCTGTAGCTCAGCAGGATATCTTTGTATAGTATTACGAGCCATATTTTCCTTTCTACTTATTACTTGCAGATTACTTAGTTCACAGTTCAAATAGTTGCCATCTAAAAATATGACTACAGATCCTGGAGCTATCTCCCCATTTGCCTGAGTCCATACGTGCCTCTGCAGTAGTTCCCATTGGCAATCTTTAATTTTGATATATTGGTAAAATCTACCTGTCTTATCAGCTCTTAAATTAATGGTTCCATTAGGCTTAGTATTGTGAGGCTTATTGCCTTTCTTAAACATGGTAGGTGCTACCTTCTCATAGATTTCTGCATCCATCTGCTTACCTTTATTATGTGGAGTGTGCCCTGGCTTAAATTGATTAGGTACAGATGGCTCTATGATCCTACCACTTTCAGGTGTAAGCATATACTCAGCTGATTTCTTTATCTTAGCACCCCATGCAGTATTGTATACCTTGCTTATGGTTACCCCTAGAAGCTCAGCTATGTACTTACTGCTGTGATTTGGATATAGATCTATGATCTGCTGTTTTATCATAAGGTCTCAACTTTAAGTATTAGTCTAGGCCACATGGCCATAAGTTGTAAAGCGTGCTCTTTGTCTAAGGCCTCTAATATCCTGGTGCCTATCAGCTTTTTACCACTTTCAAAATAGTTATAGGTTACTTTATAGCGTTTCATTGGTCTCAGGATTAAAGGTTTCGTTGTAGTAATCTTCAGCTGTTTCTCTTGGAAAAATATCTTCATCTTGAGTAATATCAAAACACCCTTGACAATAGCTTTCAAATATCTGTTGCTTCTCCATTGCTAGATACTTATGGAAGTGGTTAATAAACTCTTTGCCCATTATTGAGTGCATATTAAAAAGTTCAGGGTATAACTCTTCTAAATCGCTAAATACTTCTTGTATTGCTGTTTTCATTTGTTTTTTGGTTTTAGTATTGTTTCTTCGTTAAAGTCTTGCTCACTTAGATAGTCTAGGTACAGCTCTAGATTAAAGCTGCCACCTTTATCACCTTCGCAGCTCTGCTCTCTCCACCATAGCATCTTCCGTTTAAGGCTAAAGGTTGTTTGTGTAAATTGGTTTTCAGTAGTTTCCATCTTTAGATACTTTCAGGGTTAAAATATGCCCACTCTTCTATAAGTAGGCTTGTCTCTTCTAGCTCTTTGCTAGTTAAGGGATAGGTTAATTTATAGTTAGTGGTAGTTAGGTAGCTATCTACTAGCAGAGCCTCGTAGACACCCTCCTCAACAAAGTAGCATCTAAACTCAGCAGTGTAAATTATACCTCCATCCTCAGATGCCCACCATACGTTAAGGTATCCCTTGCGTATGTAGTCAAGTTCGTAACTCATAGTGCACAGGATATGTACATTCCTACTAAAAATAGTGTTAAGGCAGCTAAGCCTTGGATAAAATCAATAGTTCTCATCTAGTCCTAGTTTTTCGATTAATACTAATAGAGTTACATACTTTGTTTGTAGTCTCTGAGCTGCAGGATCTGTGTGTCCGAATGCTTTTACCATTTCATTGTACTCATCTCTCAACTCTATTGAATAGAGGAGGATAGTAGCTTTCATTTGTTCTGTTGTCATTGGTTAGTTTTAATTGGTTTAGACAAATATACGTACTTACAATGAATTGTATACAACTTTGCGTTATCAATAATCATTCTAAATAAGGAATGTGAACATATAAGCCTATCATGTATAGAAAATGTAATAATTTGAACATAAGAAATAAGGGCAAAAAATAACCCCCTACCAAACTAACCAAAGATATAGGGGGCTATGAGTCTCTAATACGAGACCTGGTGCAAATATATGTAAAAAATTACATATTAAACTTATGACTATCAATATATTTTGTCACTAATCTATCACCTGTAGTGGCCCTCAATAATTTTATGGTTAATATCCTACCTCCTAATGGCTTAATGGGAGCTCCACGTTCAACGTGCCACCCTTGCGAACCATCACCGTACTCTTCTTTATAGGTACCTGTAAGCATTAGGTGTAACTGCTTTTGCTTAAGTACATAACCTCCTACACTATGATGCTCTATAGTATCCCTCACATCATTTCTACAGCTGTTCTCATGTATGTGGCCCATTGTGAACACATCAAAGTTCTCATAAGTCTCTAATGCCCTGGTTAAATTAATAGCTCCCTTAGTAACTATACCACCACCACCTGAGCCATGGAAGTACTTTACCTTAGTTGAGTATTTAGATCCCCATCCTGAATTTTGCTTAACTACTAACCACCCACCATAGCCACCTGTCTGAATGTTAGATCCTGCTTTATAGTTGAGTAGGTCCACAAATCTTTGGAGTATATCAGTTTCTTGAAATTTAATTATAGCAGTTTCGTGGTTGCCATAACCTATTAGCTTAATGATGTGAGCATAGGGGAGAAACCAATCTACAGCAGTCTCAACTATACTATCTAAGTACTTTGCGTTATTGTGCTCAGGTCTAATGTCTGACTTGTTACGCCTGTTATCTCCTCTACCTTGCATAAGACAAAACATATCACCGTTAATCATCACAGGTATATCCTCTTCTAAGCAATAGTCTAGGTGCCTCTTTAGCATATCTCTATCACAGTGAGGGTTATCCCAGTGTAGATCAGATAGCATAGCAATACGTGCATGTAGATTATCAATGATAAGCTCATGCACATTCTTAGAATGTTTAATCATAAATAAAGTTTAAGTAATAGTCTAGTAACGAATGACAGGAGTACTCCTATTATAAAGCCCCATACTAGAAGCATCCAATTAGTTTTTGCTTTTTGCTTTTTTTCAGTTTTGTATATGTACTTATACTTAAGCACATCTTGTTTTAATATCTGAGTTTTGTACCGGTACTCTATCTTAGTTTGCCACCTGGTCTTAGGAAGGTATACATTCTTAAAACTAATGATAGTATCTTTTGACGTTATTATTTTTTCCCATACAATCGTATCATTTCGTATCACTGCAAAGCTATCTACTGAGATTATTCTAATAGTATCACTATCCTCCACTAACTCTAGGCCATACTTAACAGCCTTCTTATAGTGGTATTGTGCCTTCTTAGCGTCTGAACAGCTAAATAGTAGGGATAGTATTAAAAGTGGTAGTAAGTGTCTCATAGGCTCTCTAACATTGTTATCATTCTAGGGCAGGGATAGATATCACTCTTATCCTTTCTCACTGAATTGTGGGTAAATATACCACTTTCTCCTTTCAAAGCACGTTTGTCTATATCAAAGATGGTAGCAAAGTAAGTTTTAGGGATATTGTACTGATCACAAAGGTAGACTAGAAGCTGTCTAGTGCTCTCTATTTGTGCATCTGTATACTTCTGCCAATAGATATAGCCTTTGTACTTTTTATCTAAGATAGTTACATCAGTATAGTCTACTTTACCCCCTACATAGTTATAGTAATATCCGTTCTTTTTAGTCAATGGTCCATAGTTGCATATCTCAATGCCTACCGATATCTTATCTAAGCTCTTGTATGGTATCCCTGACTCTGTAAATATCTCTTGTTTAAGGCCCAGGTGATAAGCCCAATTTTTAGAGCTAAAGCATTGCACTATAGTACCTCTATTACCAATGATAAAAGCAGTGGCTACCTTTCCTGCCTGTTTGTTAAAGTACTTTGCTACTGCTACTGCATCAGGTCCACCTGCTGTATGGTGTAGGTATATCTGCTTTTTGTCAGTAAGCTCATCTACGTATTGATCCTTAGATAATCGGTGTTGTATTATCTTTGTTATATCTAACTCCATCTATATCTCCTTTTATTTCTTTTGAACGCTGTAATAAATTCTTAAATGCTGACCAAATATCTATGCCTTTTACAGCCTTGTAATTCTCTGATATTGATATCACCTCTATACTACAAAGTACTAAAGATAAAATTTTTGTGAGCATTAAAGGCACTGAGAAAAATTGCAGAATAATATCATTAAGAATAAACTTATCTATCAGGTAGAAGCCAATCACTGCCACCTCATAAAGCATTAGCTTAGAGATGATAGCAGATAGTTTACGTGATGTAATGGGTATGCCTAGTTTCTTAGCCTTCCAAATACCTGTTAGCGTATCCACCAAAATAGCAAAACCAATTAAAAATAATATACCTGAGATAGGTAAAAAGAAAGAACCTACCACTGCTAAAAGTTGAATAATGTATTTTTGAATTGAGGATAAAAGAATGGCTAACTGTAGTTTCATTAGAGAATAAGTATAGAGTTATTATATCCGTTCTCTCTAAAAGTGCCACAGGTGCCTAGGCAGGTTGTTTGGTATTGATTAATGCAGCTGCAGTTATTAAACATAGGCCTAAGATCTGTATCCTGATTAGTGGTAGAGATAAACTGAGGAAATAGATTTCTATTAACTAGCAGCCATCTGATTAATCTCTGCTCAAAAAAGCTAGCCTTCTGTGCATAGTGCTCCATACCAAAGGCTACCTCATTACGTGATACACTAGCAGAATAATCTCCTGACTGAGTTTGTAATCCTTTATTTTTAAGTTGGTAAGTCAAACCAAAAACAGCATCTTCAGCAGATCTCCAAGCTATCACTGGTTGAATAAACTCAACTAAGTCTACCTCATCAGGGTTCAGTGTCTGAGCATTATACTGAGTTAGCATATAGTTGTAAAAAGTAGTGCCTAAAATAGGCTGTACTCTTAGTGCTGCCTGAGTAGCTATGTATGGTGTTACATCTGTTACGTCTACATTAGCAGTAATAGGCGTATTAACTTTTAGATAAGTTTCAGTTATGAAATATAGCATTATACAGTGGGTGTTATAGGGGTTGCTACTACAGCAGCAGCTGCTGCACTTTGTGTTACATCACCACCCTCAATAGGAGGAAGGGATGCTAAGGCTCTCACCTCATTAATAGTCATAGTTTCAAGTACTTTAGTAGCTACCAATGGACTTAATGAGTTAAGTGCATCATTAGTCTTAGAAGTATCACCCTCAAGCTCTACGATATTCTCATTAATTACTTGGAAATTATTTATAGTAAACTCCGCAGGTATCTTAGAGATTGTTAATAACTCGTTAAAAATATGCTGAACACATGATCTAAGCTCCATTACTACATTCTTTTCAAATATCACATAAGCCTGCTTAATATCTGCACCACCTCCTAAGCTACCTGTAGTACGTACACCCATTAAGATAGGATCTATTGTGTGAGCAAAGCATATCTGCTCAGTGTTAAGCTGTGATGCTTCTTGGAATAGTTTATCATTATTGTTAATAGGAATAGACTCTATCTTAGGTAGTTGATCCTGTGAGTTTGCAAAAAAGGCAACACTTTTGCCCGCATTGGCCGCTCCTTTCATTCGATCCAGTGTCTCTTTTATCATGTGCTTCTCTTCCTCAGACTGTGGTCTCTTAGGAAACATCATAGCAAAAGCAGGAAAAACTGAGTTTTGAATATTAGACTTAGCAAAGTACGAAAGCTCGCCACTCAAAAATGCAAAATTTAGACAGGAAGTATACTGAGCCAAAGAATAGTGGTCCTGGCCTATTGATTTAATCTCATAGCAGTATAACTGCTCATAGTCAGTGTTAGCTATGTGGTATGGCTTTATCTCTTGGATGCCTATCCTACGTGACCAATCATCACAAATAAAATACAGCTTCTTATCTGCACTTACTCTTACCTTCTCAGGTGATACATTCTCTATCCTAGTAATCTTTTTACCTGCACCATAGCATATCTTAAAATACACCCTATTGTGGATGATGAGCTGCTTAGTGACAGCCTTAACAATATGCTTAAGATTAATTTTCCTTTCAAAAGTATAAAGCTCTAATTTTTCAACAGTAGTTAGTAGATCAGTTTTAAGGGCAAAGCCACCACCGATAACTGCATTTGTTTTGAAGTCTACTATAGCACCATGTAAGGGGCTTGCGTAGTACATCTGATTAAGCATGCTAGGGTAGAGATTATCAGCCCCAAAATTAATCCACATGTTAGCAGAATATCTACTATCTACATAAGGTAGTGTAAGATTGCCAGGGCCAACAGGCATAAATGGGGTGCTAAAGGATTGATATCCTTCTACTACCTCAGGAGCTGTGCTCTCTTTCTTAAAAAAATTGTTATACCATGCCATAGTTAATCGTATATTGAGGTGCCTACTGGCCCACTTACCACCATTCTACCCTCTTCTATTACTACTCCTGTGGATTGTGCAATAGTTAAAGGTAGTACATAGGGTACTGAGCTCTGATAAATCTGATATATAAACTGCCCTTGTAACAAAGTGATATCTACAGGCTCATTAAGTACAAAAAGATTGTACCGTTCAGGCCATAAGCTAGTATCAGCAGTAGTAAATAACTGAGTGCTAGAAGTAGTATTCATTTCATTAGTGAAAGCGAATAGATAGTGAGGGGTGGGTACAGTAGTGACCTCTGTTAAGGTTAAAACTATTTGATTAATCACTCCCTGTTCAATGTATATCATACCTATATTAGATGATGTAAGGCAAATGTTTAGAAATAAAAAAAGCCCCACAATATGTAGGGCTAATTTTCTTAGGAGTTTACCTTAAACTAATCCTAAAGCTGTGTAAGCAGCAGATCCACCTGTAAGGATAACCTCTAGGGCCAACTGCTCATTTTCAGCAACAGTGGTAACGGTGTACTTAGAACCGTCAGCTCTGGCAACCCCAGATCCTTCACCTGTAGCAGTAAGCTGCATGTATGGGAAGTACCAATATTTACCATTAGCATCTAAAACTACAGCTGCAAGGTATTGTTGACCTGAAGCAAGTATCTTAAGAGCATTAGACTTAGCAGCTTCACGTCTGTGAAATACTAAATTGATAGTCTGAGTTACAAAAGTAGAGCCATTGATAAGATCAGCAGCCTGCTCTTCTGTATAGTTTGATGTATTTCTGCGAATGAAATAACTTTCAAATACAGGTGTAACAGGTGATAAAGTAATAGCAGTAACCTCATAAGCAGGATAAACTGTATTAGTTGTAACAGTAGCTATCTGCTCTTGTGGGATAAACCACACCTGATAGATACCTCCACTGTTATTATCACACGATTTTTGAATGCCCTCGAGGGCTGTACATAGTGGCATATTTTAAGTTTTATATAAAGGGGCCGTAGCCCCTCTATGAATTAATAATTAAGATCCGAAAACGATATCAGTTGGATTAACATAGTTAAATCCAATCTTCATATTTGCACGAGTTCTCAAGTAAGGCTCAGCAACAGTATCAGATAAGTTCACTGCACGTAGATCAGATGGATCAGACTCAGCATCAAACAAATAGATAAGATTATCTTTCAATGTGATAACCAAATGGTCATTACTCATACCTGGACAAAGTACAATCTTAATACCTAAGTAAGTCAAAGATAGATCCTGAGTGATATAAGCATTAGTGTTACCTGAAGCTACACCTAAACGGTAGATATTAACTAATTGAGTTGGTAAGTAGATACGTAAATCAGCTGTACGTGATGCAATGTTAGCAGGTACTAAAGCAAATGCAGCCTCTAAGTCAGTTAATAACTGAGCAAAAGTAGGAGTAGGTGTCATAGCGTAAGGGATAACATTGATATCTCCTGCAAGTTGTACTTCGTAACCATCACACAAAGATAGTGGGTTAGCAGGAAGTAAAGAGCTATCACCTTGCCATCTCAAAGTCTCAATAGATCCATTGATAGAGTTAGCCATCTCACTCCAGTAGAAGTTCATAAAATTAGCTACAGTGAAATCACCGTTTGAACCTTGAGCCATTTGTAAAGATACAAAAGACTGCTCTAATTCAAACTGACAAATCTGAGCCATTGCAGATAGAGCACATACACTCATAATCTTTGCAGATAAAGTATCTGTAGGTGCAGTAAAAGCACAGTTAGAAGGCTGTAGGATGTCACCAAAAGTAACAGCTCCCAAAGCTACTTCAAATTTCACTGATGGTAAAGTACGAAAGTTGTCTACGATATCAGATGATCCTAAATAAGCCTGTGCATAGAATGCCTCAGCATTAGGTGTTAATTGAGCATTAGCTCCATTGTTTAAGTCAAATCTTAGTTTTCTCATTTTGTTGTTATTTGTTATTGTTAAATTTAATAAAGTTACTTAGTCTTTGTTGTACGCTTAAAGCTACAACCTCTTCTACCACATCCTCTTCACTATCTACAGATAGAGCCTCTTCTAATTGGGCTTTAAGATCTGCTATCATAGCTACTATGTTATTTACTTCTGCATCTAATGCAGGCTTCACTATTGCTAGTATTGCCTCAGCATCTAATACAGGATCTACAGCCATAGTCTCTTCCTCTACTACTTCCTCTTCTACTACTGTATCTTCTAGGGCTACCTCTTCTGAGGCCTCCTCTAGTTCAACATCACGTATCTCAATAATCTCACCGTCTTTTACAACATAGATCTTATCCTCGATAGTGTGCTCTCCATCAGGTAATTTGTTCATATTTATATCTGTTTTTAATTGTGTTACCTCTTTTAATTTCATACCTAAGTATCCCTCAATGCTGAAGCCTACCTGGTCGTTATCTACCAAATGGTTATAGTACTCCTGATCAGTTACCTGTGCTGTTACCATTAAGGTACCTGTAGGTACTTCTATACCAAATGATGAGTAAGCTTTATCTTTAAGGGGGTTATCTACTATCCATGCCTCAAGTACATAAGCTGGCACAGTCTCAGTAGTATCATGCTCTAGATTAAACAGGTCCTTATTAGACATATCCTTCATGAACTTAGAATGTATCTTCTCTATCTCTTCCTTAGTAAACTTTACATAGTACTCTTTGCCATCCTCATCATCTTTACGATATATCTCCATAGGTATAAGAGCAGGTGCAACAATACGATACTTAACATTATCTTTGAATATCATTTTCTTAGCTTGACTATTAAAAGCCATACCCATTACTTTGATAGCAGGAGTGGATGTAAAAGCTATTTGTTCTATCCCTAAATCCTCCCCATTTTCAGAGTATTCAGGATCAATAGTAATTTTGTAAATAGGTAAATTATCTTTTGCCATACCTATATTATATTATTTGTATATTTGTAAAAAAAATTAACTATGATAACTATTTTAGGTAGGGATATCCCTAACACATTAGACGAACTGACCATTGATCAGTTTGAAGTAATAACAGAGCTAAGTGCTAATAGCACAATAGATCCTGTAGACAAATACCTGCAAATCTTTGGAAGCCTAGGATTAGAGGAAAGCTTATTCTATGATGTAGATATAGCTGATTTTATTGAGTTTACTCAAAAGTTTAATGATCTACCTACCATTGATTATCCTACCATTTCTAATATAGAGTTAGCAGGTTACAGCTATACTGCAGAAATGAAGCTCACAGTAAGAGATACTAAGCTTGTTGAGAAGATAGCCATTGCTAAGCCTAAGGGATATATCTCTGAGATACTTGCTATCATGTTTAAGAGGGATGATCTTACAAATGCTGAGCACTATGCAGATGCTCACTTAAAACTTAAAGCAAAATTAATTAAAGAACTTAAGGCTAACATAGCTATCCCTTACTTATTGTTTATAGCTAAAAAGATATCTAAACAAGTAGAGAAAGTAGAAGATGTTACCGAAGTCGTGGAGTGATGTAACACTTGAGCAGTTTATTGAGATTAGTGCTATTGAGAAATCATTAGGCTCCTCCCATTACAATGCTGAAACAATATCTATTATTACAGATATATCTATAGATGAGGTAGATGAGATGGATATAGATGAGCTAACTAAATTGGTAGCTAAGTATAAGTGGGTAAACTCACAGCCATCAAAACAATATAAGCATGAGCTCCTAGGTATGAAGATAAAGCCCTTGTCTAAGCTGTGCCTATTTGAGTATATTGATATAGACTATTATTTCAATGATAACTACCTGACTAACCTAGATAAAATTTGTGCTATCCTATACAGGCAGTCTAAGGTTAATGAGTGGGGTGAGGTAGTGCTAGAGCCTTATGAGTATGATCTCAATACTAGAGCTGAGAAATTTTTAGATCTACCAATCACTGAGGTGTATGGTGTCATCAATGAGTTCCTAAAATTTAGGGATAACTTTCTAAAGGTATATGCTAATTTATTCGGTGAAGCAGAAGATGAGCTCACACCTGAGGAGTTAGCTGCCTTAGATCCTGATGAGATTAAAGAGGTAGACCAGGAAAAAAAGAATACTAAGTGGTCATGGGAGCACATGATATACGGTCTCACAAATGGGGATATAACCAAAACTGAAGCTGTAGGAGCTCTACCCCTTACCTATGTATTCAATGTGCTAGGTATGAAAAAAGAATTAGACATCTAAGGGGAAGCCTTGCACAAATTCAGGTGGTGCATAAAGGGCCTCGAAAGTATACACTAATTTTTGTTGCCTTTCTAATACCTCAACAGCTTCTACTAGTGGATATTTTTTAGTAAGCCATTCAGTATATTGAGCATATATTTCAGCAGTGATACCTTTGCTAGCAAGCTCATCAGTAAATTGAGACACGAAATCTCTAGGAGTAATCACTCCACCATTCCATAAATAAGCTCCATTGTTTAAGAATATAAAATAATAAGCTGCTACTATTTGTATTTCTAATTTTTGGAAGCCTGTTATCTTTGCATTAATTCTTATAGAGCTTACAAGTGTACCCTCACCATCTACCACCTCAGCATCTACTATACGCTTAAGTATATTAGCCATCCTTCTCCTAGTAGGATAGAGCACATTAAATTCTCCTGTGTTAGCATATCTTGCCATCTTAGTAAGTCATTAAGTTAAGCCTTGTTACTGTACCATCTTCTGTTAGTGTTGAGCATTGTATAGCTGCTATAAGGTAGTATGCATTAGCAAGTGTATAAGTTACGTTAGTCATAGCTGCACTAGATAAATCTGTACTTATAGGGTTAGTAGGGTTGTAGCATTGAAGTGAGCTTATAGTGATATAGAAATCTCTAGCCACTCTTTGCATTAATCCTGAGCCTGTCATGTTTGCACCTTGAGCTATCTGAGTAGCACCCACTAAACTATTGGTAGTATTAATATAGAAACGTACATTGACTGTACCTGTGCCTCCTATCTTTCTTACCTGTGCTCTTAGCTGTAGTACTTTTGTAGCTACTAAGGTATTGCCAGGGATAAGGATAGATGCACTGATAGTATTAGTAGTCGAGTTGTTTACTAATATCCCTGCACTATTACCTACTGTAGTATAAGGGCTCGCACCTGATATAGTAATATCTCCACTGCCTAACAATGATGTAGAGTTAATAGTCTTTATGTTAGTGCCTGATACTAGAGTAGCCTGCTTAGCATTCAATGCAGTTTGTAAATCAGTTTGACTAGATAGAGTTCCTGTGATACCTCCCCATACAGCACCACCACCACTTGCACCTGCTATTATCTGAGCTCCTGTAATAGTGTTATTAACTTCCACCCCACCAATGATAGATGTGCAGTCTAGTAAATCAGTTGGCTGTAAGTCGCCTATATGTGCTGGAGCTGTTTGCCTCCAATTACCCCACCATCCCATAGTTTATATTGTTGAGTCCTCCCATGCCTGTATTACATTCAAAGTATTAGGAGTACCTGATAAAGCTACCACTAGATCCTCCATATAATTCTTAGAGTTAGCAGCATCACCACCCTGAGCTTCTAAGATATCATACATTAGACAGTTAGAGTGATTAGGATTAACTCCATAGTATTCAGCTATGCCAATGAGTAGGCTACTATTATCGTAACCTGTTACTCCTAAATTTGTTGCTATTTGTTGTAGTGTATTATTCGCCATAACTATATTAGTTTAGTAAAGTGATTTGTTTAGATTGGCACAGCACAGTCAGTCCAATCATTAACTGTTAGTGTAATACTCATCTGATACCCTGCAGCGTAATCTAATAGATCATTGTTGAGGGGTGTAAAGGTAGGCATACCTACCACATCAAAGTCATAGTCAGTGCTATCATTAAAGTATACATTGAGATCACTAAGTATCTGCTGAGTGTCACTAAGTATAGTGATGATGTTAGCTCTATCCTTTTGTATTATATCATAGCAGTAAATATCAAAGGTAAACTCAGTAGTGTTCTCAGTTGGGATCACTCCACTAGGCACAATATACACCAAAGGATACTTCTCATTCTGAGTAGCAAAGTTATATAACTGTTCTTTGAAGTCAGTGCCTACTTTGAATACTTGCTTATGGGCTGTATAGAATGCTATTATTTTATTAGTTATTGCTTGTAGACTATTCATAGCTCTGAGTTTTTATTTATCATGTTTATTTTTTTCTGCACGTTTGTTATCTGAGTTTCACTAACCACAGCTGTAACCATCATATTACCACCACCACCTGCAGTAGTACCTCCTGCACTCATAGTGTTAGCATTGTTTGATGAGCCAAACAGCTGAGCTGCCTGAGGTATCATAGTAGCTGTATTGCTACCACCACCAGTATCTCCACCTCCTCCTCCACCTCCTGATGTTACAGGGGTAGATGGTGATGTTAGTAATTGCTTAGCCTTAGCTATGTTTGTAGCTATCTGAATAATACCTGAAGCAAATTGAGCTATACCTGCACCACCTGCTGTCACAGCATTCAATGGGTTGGTATTAGCAGCTGCTACCAAAGCTGAGATAGCCTTAGCAGTATCAATACCTATTTGAACTAGAGCAGATGCCTTATTGAATTTAGCTAGCTTAGCCTGATCTTTGATTAGCAGTCCTCCTAAGTTAGTCAAGCCATCTACTGTATCCTTAGCAAACCCTAGCTTAGCATCTCTTACTTGTCTATCCTTTTCAACTGCAGCATTAGCTGCCATAGTATTAGCATTCTCAATATCTTTATCATGTTTATTTTTCAAAGCTAGCAAAGTCTCAGCGTGACCATTAGCAAGCTCTTGTTCTTTAAGATACTTAGCTTCAATGGCTGCTATTTTTTTCTCATCATCAGTTAAAGTTAACTCATCCAATAGAGTTTGCTGATCTAGTAATTTCTTAGCTTTAACTGCCTCAGCAGCTGCCACCTTAGCCTCTTCAATTTTTAGATACTTATCTCGGATAGCTTGTAAATCTGTTTTTTGTTTTTCTAGTAAAACTTTCTCAAGCTCTTCATTACCCTTAGCAGTTTCATTCTTTTTATCATAAGCCTGATTAAGAGCCATCTCTTCCTTTTGCTGAGCAGTAAGAGTCATCTCATTCATTAGATCAAACTGAGCATCTTCACGCTTTATTCTGTTCTCATTCTCTTTAACTGCCAAATCATTCAATCTCTTAGCCTCAGCTTCAGCTTCTTTTATTCTTTTTTCAGCTTCACCTTTATTACTTTTAGTTTTCTTTTTATCCCCATCAATAGTTATGTTATTAGCCTCTTCTAATTTAAGGGCTGCCTCCATAGCTTTTTTAGCCTCATCTGCATAGATATCAGCAGTTTGATTAAGTTCTTTCTTTTTTTCTTTTACCCTCTTTTTTTGTTTGTCAGCTAAGGTCTCATCAGAAGTACCTGTTGCTGCATTGTATGCTAGTGCATATGCCGAAAGACCTCCTGTCACAAAACCTAATGCAATAGCTGTTTTTTTGTTTTCGTTTAAGAAGCCCATAGTTTTATCTAGGGCAGTAGTCTGGTCTTTAGTTCCTGCTACTACAGCTGCTGCTTGCTCCTCTGCTGCCTTCTTAGCAAACACTTCAGCCTTAGCTCTTAGCATAGTTGCCTCTACGTATGCTTTAGTTTTAGCTACATAGTTTGCCTCAGCTTGAGCTAGAGTAGTAGCAGCTCCAAATGTATCCCCTAATTTTTCATTGTATATCTCAAGGGCTTCCTTCTTAGAAATTACACCCTCTTTAGCCATCTCAAACGCATTGCCTACTTCATTGGTTACTTGGATAGCTCCTGCTCCTGCAGTTTCATAAGCACCCATAGCTTCAGTGGTAGTCTCTTGCACTGCCTTAAACTGCTCACTTTCAGTGACAGCTAAGCCCATACTATCTATAAAGGCATTCATAGCTTCTAGGGCACCATCAAAAGCTGTACCCACAGCACTCATGATTATATCTAAATAACCTAGCTTATCCATTAGTACTACTACTATGGCTATTATGGCTGCTATTACTGCTGCTATCAAATAGATAGGGTTAGCCAATAGAGTTTGCCCTAATGAAACGAATGCCTTACCTACTGTGCCTATGGTAGATACTAGAGCTGACATTGCGTTTTTAATATCATCAGGCTTAATGTTACCTATAGATTGAGCAAAGACCTTAGCTTTTTGAGATGCCTCTTCAAAGTCCATAGACCTGATACTATCACCAATACCTGCAAAACCCATAGATGCCTGCTCAAACTTACTCCCTGATGAGAATACATTGACAGCATCATTAGCATCCTGTATCTGGTCTTTGAGTGCACCTGCAGCTTCACTTAATCTTAATATATCAGCAGGATCAGTAGCATTGGCTATCTCACCTTTGAGTGCTTTTAACTCTGCTTTGATAGCACCTATGCCTGATATCTTTAATGGTATTTCAACTTCATTCATTATCCGTAGTATTTAATTTCGATTGTTGTATTTAATAAATAGCCATCTATGTATCCTGTACCTATTTGCGAGGTAGTTATATAGACTTCATTAGACGCACCTAAGTAAGTGGTAGATACTATCCCATCATAAAATACGTTATTGATTAGCACAGTTATCTTAGTCACTATTATATCCCCTATGTTATAGCCATCTAAATAACCTACATACTCACCTACGTTTGACCTTGTCCAAGTGATGCCTCCTATTGTATCATTAAGCACCTCAGGTATAGGATCACCTATCCCTACCTGTGATAAGGTAGCAGTGTATACTAAGGGAGTGATACCTACAGGTACTCCATTGAAAGTAGAAGCTCTAAGGTTATCACCTATTAATTCATTTTCACTCACTATGTACCCATCTCCTACCACCACTGATCTAGTGCCTCCTACGATTGTATTACCTCTACCCACTACCTGAGCAGTAGCTTGGTTACCAAATACATTAGAGGTAATCATAGCAGTAGTGTTGATGCCACCCATAGCTAACATCTGCATAGCTCCTATAGCAGCAGGAGGAGTAGGTATCACTGGTCCACCTGGGCCCATGAAGGGGGTGAAGTTTATTTCATTATCTATGCTGATAAGTTCTACCCTTGTGAGCTTGCGAGCATTAGCATCATAGTCAATTACCTTATTGATATTCCACCATGAGTTATCTATCCTTATCTTATCATTTAGCTTCAGAGCCTGTATATCATTCTCCTTTAAATCAAAGTTAGCTATGAGCATCTTACCATTGTTAATCTGCCCCATTGTACGCCTCCAATATCTATTGTATAGATTGTTATCAGTTAGGCTACTAGGTTGGTAATAGTAGAAGTCACATATAGCGAAGTTAATATCAAAGCTTGGTGTTAATGGATCATCAAAGTGACCTACTAATGGGTAGCTAGTTAAGTTGCTTTGGCCCACTGATCCATAGTCTAAAATAGAATAAGGGCCACAGGTAGCTAATGGTACACCTGTAAGTGTCTTATCGTATAAGATCCTTATGTTAGTCTCAGGTGCTGCACCTGCTATCATAGGTACAAATGCTCCAAACAAAGTTTTGATAACAGGAGTAGGGCTAAATAGTATAGGCTTAGTTTCTACCTCCTTAACATACTCATTATCAAAGACCACCTCTACCTGCCCATAGATATCATTAGTGGCATTGGTATAAGTTACATTGGGTGCATCCTTATCAGCTGCATAAGTGAGTATCACTTTCTTAGCAGTAATCTCAGGTAGAAACGATAGCTCCTGCTCCTGGTCCTTAGCAAGCTTCTCAGTCCAATCTACCTCCACACCACTATCATAGAAATCATCTCTATTTTGCAGTAGTAGTTTGTTAGGTTGTACGCTATCTACCTGAGCATAGATGTTATACATATTGAATATGCCCTTAATAAAATCTGACTGCTTAATCTTCTTAGGCACGTAATCATTTACCTCTATGGTGCCACCTATGGTATATACTGTAGATGATGGCACTATGCTTAGTTGTATGTTTGTTATGACAGCCTGTATTAATAACTGCCCTACAGCAGGCACAGGCCCTGATGGTGATATCCTTCTCCATGCTCTTACAGAACTTGTATTGGCAGTTGTTATTAAGGCGTGCTGAGATACATTAATACCTAAAGT